TTCACAATATAGAACATCACAATTTGATGTCACAGTGAACAATCCACACGGCGCAAAATGTATTTTTTGCAAAAGTGTGATGACAGCTCAAATGAGTTAAGCATTAAATAGTTGAATATACAAAACCTCGCTTCGGCGGGGTTTTTTGCTATCTACAATCTCATATTGGCTAAAGATAAAAAATTTAGGTTTTAGGGCTTGAAAAATACTTGCTCGTTCATATTTATATTTTGGGTAAATAAGATACCACCCATAATTCACTAAATACTGAAGGAGGAGTTATATGCCTAACATTAAACCTTTTTCATTATTCCCAACATTATCTGACAACTTACTTTCAAATCGTTTTGATCAGATAGATCGCCTGTTTAGTCAGTTAACAGGCAGTAAGCCCATTGCATCACCTGTACAGACTTATAACCTGAAACAGATTGATGATAACCATTATGAACTGACAGTGAGTGTGCCTGGATATCAAGAAGATGACTTATCGGTTTCATTGAAAGGAAGCCGTTTATTGATTGAAGGGAAAAAAGAAGAAAAATCAGAAGAAGACAATGATAAATGGATCCACCGAGGCATATCTCAAGGGCAATTTACATTGCAGTTTGACCTAGGTAAGAATGTTAAAATAGACAAAGCTGATTTATCAAGTGGACTTCTGACTATTGCTATTGAGTATGAGTTACCGGAAGAAGAGAAACGGCAAACAATAGCGATAGAAAATAAAGATAAAAGCTAATTGAGTTAGATAACGTGAATAAGATATTAAGGCTACGCATAATGTGTAGCCTTAATTTTTTTGTCAGAGGTTCTAAATTGTATTAGCTCAGACTTGGGGCTCATAGGTAGAATATTATTAGAAATTACAGTCTGATTTGAGCGAGGAGCGGAGATTGGTATATCTGTTAAAGTGAATAGTTCGTTTTTCCGAGATACATAGATAGGTCTACCAGATTTACTTTTGACAATTAAAGTGCTTCTCGAACCAAATAAATATACCTTAAAAAATACTCGACGAATTTTTATTCTCGTCGAGTACTGTATTATTTATTAATTCTTGATTGGCTTCTTAAACATTCAACAGCCATTTCTAATAAATCTAGATCAGGATTAAGAGAACCCCATTCTTTCCAGAAATCCCGAGTGGCACTGTCAGGTTTTACCTGCGGTTGATCAAGTTTAATACGTGTTGGTAGAAGAACTGCGTCTCCGAGTAACAAGGCCTCACCTGTATCTAAAAGTGGAAGCATAGCGGTTAGACCTGTGAGGGAATCAGGTACCAACCTCTTGATGACATTTTGATCGCTATCATTTGTTAACCTGAGAGCTAAGAAGTTGTTACATTGGGAAAGGATAGTCCGGCTTACATCTGACGGCCTCTGACTTACGACTAATAATGAGAAACCATATTTACGACCCTCTTTTGCAATGCGTTCAAAGGACCATAGTGCCTGCCTTTGAACTGAATCTGCGTCATCTTTTACAGGAAGATAAAGATGTGCTTCATCACAAAGTAAGGTGATTGGCGTTCGAGAATCTGCGCTCATCCAGAATTGAATATCATAGAGTAGACGGGCTAAAGTTCCTGTCACTACTGGCAGGACATCAGCAGGAACCTCAGAAAAATCAATAATTTTAATACCGTTACCAGAATCAGCGCGAAGTAGTTTTATAATTTGTTTAGCAAGCCATCCGTAATCTAGAGCTTCAGGTGGAGGTGAAAACATAAAACCATATCGGCGATCATCAAGCTTTGCTTCCAGCCTTGAAAGAAAACGTGTCAGTTTGTCTTCCCAATCCCCTTTTACAGGCTGTCCAGTTTTACCGATACCTTTCGTTATATTATCCTTAGTTAAACGATCAACTAAATCAGAAATAGCGTAAGGTATTGGTGAGTCTACAGTAAATGTCTCTTTGACTTTTAGCTTACCAGATGAATCCAGAGTTTTGCCTTTGAGATCCCGAACATGAAGAGTGAAGCGAGAGGCTTGGTTTGGTGCATTTTGATCGCTACGGTCAAGAATCATCGACAACATTTCATCTCGATTTAGTAACCAATATGGCAGAAATAGTGCATCATCTTGAGGTGCAGTAAGGTCTCCTGGTCCCGCGATGCGGAATCGTTGTGCATAGCCTCCTTTGGCTTTATCAGCCAGTGTGGCGTACTCACCATGCATATCGAAGACGACAATATTAGGATATTTAAGCTTAGCAGCCCGCTCTAATATTAGAGCAACAGCCCAACTCTTACCGGAACCAGTACTTCCTAGGATGGCCGCATGCCTCTGGAAAAATCTATCCCCACTAGCAATCGCCTCAGCACTTCGATCTGCCACGAAAGTACCAAGTTTAAGGCGTTCTTCGTCGGGTAAACCAGCACCAAGTATGCCCATAAAACGCTGAAGATTAACTCCTTCTATCACAAAGCATTCACGATCGATCTGTGGAAAACTATCGGCTCCTCGTTTGAATATATCAGTTTTATCTCCATCAACAGTCCTATAAGTACCGATGACAAAGGCCTGCATATAGTCAGACGGTGATATGGTTAGCATTCCAGACTCATCCTCTTCTGGATCAGGTAATTCTTCTCGTAATGACCGAGTTACTCGATCTGTCATTCCAATCAGGAATTCGGCCTGTGTAGCCCCCTTGATTGCTATTAACTGCCCAATTCCAACACGTGTCAGCATTTCGGAGTTGGTGACATCAATAGCCACACGGCTGGTATCTACCCCAGCTACACGGCCTATTTGTTCATTTTCTGTAAATATAAGAACAGGACTAGTCATACGGATAAAACTCCTTCTACGAATCCTTTAAGATCCCAGTAATCAATATCAGGGTAAAATATTTCATTTCCATCGATGATGAAGTGCGTACCATCAGTTCCTGCGTCGTTATGGAACTCTGCTGCAATTACATTCTTGTTTAACTTAGCTATTTCTTTAGCTTTTTCGGAAAGTGTACGGGTCAAAATTACAGTTCTTACTCCTGACCGAATACGAGGGGTTAGGTGTGTTTCCAAATGATCATCATTGAATCCATAGCCTATGATCAAGAACCGGCTGGCTTTATCGATTGCATCATTAGCTTTTTCCCTGTGTTTGTCAAAGGGACTATCGTAGCCGCTCCTGAACTTATTCAAGCCAGGTGTAATGATTAGACGAGGAAGAGGGAGATCTCCGGTATATCGCACAGGGTTACCTTTACGGTGATACCAGTCTAAGCTGCCATGCGGTTTGAAAACGTTCACTTTTGGTGTGAATTTATATCGCACATGCTTACCAACAAGTTTTGCCCCACGGCAAAAAAGCCAATGGCTATTAAGAGGTTCTAGCCGAGCAGCAAAATGCCCGTTGAACATAGTATCAACTCCTAAGCCAGCTTCTTCACAGGCAAGCTCAACTAAGCGGTCATAGTTAGTTGTTACAATAGGTATGCCTTTATCTGGTTTTAATAAATGAGGAAGTAACGTTGTAAGTCGAAGAGTTCTCTCATTTTTAAACACTTCCGAGATAATAATGGCTTCGGCTGCTGAAATGTATTTCCCAGTAGATTTGACAATGATCGCTTCGAGGGATGGTGTCGGGGCTCGTTTAAGTAAGGCTGCTTCTAAACCATCAGTTCCGATTGAGGGGTTGATCTCATTCCATAGTTTTAGGTCATCAGGAGAAAGATTATCAGGGACATGAGAGAGCAGATGCTCCCCGAGTTTTCCCATCCCAGGGATCCCTTCTGCACAAGATAACCCTGAACCAATAATTAGAACTAGGCCATCAGCCAGATGTTGTTGAAGTCGTTTTTTTAAATCATTTAGTTCCACTTGCTTTCTCCGTAGATACAGAACTTAATTCGTGGGGAAGCAGTTCACAAGCATAAATAAACCTTAGAAGCGTTAGCCTGCGAAAATACAAAATTCTATTAACAAAGAATCAATAACAAGATGTAGGAATATTTTAACCTTTTGAAAAAGAAAGTTCTTATATCCCTATCACAACGTTGATTTATAGTCCTTGCTCAATTTAGGATCTGTTTTGTAGTCTGGTTTTATTTATTTCGCCAAGAGTCAATCGTGCTGGAGACTACCATCCGTCGAAAATAAATCGGTCCCTTTCCCCAGATGGAAGGTGAAGGTATGCTTTGTCTTTTCAGAATCGGTGAACAGGTTAGCCACGATCTTTGCATTCTTTCCGAACTTCTTTTCCAGAGCTTTATTCAGAGTATCGCTACCATCAATATCAACAGATACAGTCATGAGAAGTAATGAGTTATAGACTTGAATCATTGTTGTGTTAGACCGAATCTAAACAGATGGATCTAAATTACCAGTATGAAAAGATAACCCAACACACAATAAAAAAATGCCGATACGCTAGGAGTCATATCGGCATATAAAATAAACGCAAGAAGCAATGTAAGTCATGTCGTACTAATTCGTATCAGACCTGTCAATTTGATACATATGTAATGATAATTATTCTCATTAATATATTCAACCCTAAATTAAATAAGGTTACTTTGTAGCCTTTCCGTCTACTCCGACCACAGAATCAACACCCACTTATACCGTTCACACAAGAGCTGTGAGTCGGCACCTTATTAACTAAAATAAATCGGTAAATGTTATGTCAAAAGAGATAAGCGAATTACAGTTTAGTCTTCACTATGCATCAGAAACAGACAGTGAAAAGAATACCTCCGTCATTTTAACGGCGAATATCCATACGGCTGATGGTGAAACTCAACAACTGACACAATTAATTTGTACAACATCTCCCGCAGGTAAAAAACAATATCGAATCGGCACACAAAAGATTAATGATGCAGGTGATCCATTGCTGGTGGCGATTGAATCCTATTGGCGTAAAAACACACAAGAGAGCTGTATTTATTTGTTAGAGAAAGCGAAGCAATTTATTCAAGGACACTTACAACAAACGAATACATGGATATCTATGCATGGCCTCGTGATTGTTTCTAATGCGTCACTTGAAGAGCAGTTGCCTGAAGGCTTATTAAAAGCACTTAAGGTATCAATACCCACCTAATTTTTTATCGTTTCATTTTTAATATTCTCACTCTAATTATCAACGGGCACTCCGTATCATCATTCTATCTATTAACTAATTCCTCCAATAAAAGGGGGTGAGTATGAATCATATGAAAGAAAGCCCCGAATTTTGGGATCAGGTATTCCAAGTTATTGTTGCTCATAAGGAGCAAGGAATCAGCGCATCACTTGCGACCGGCATGGCGATCCTTCGTGGAAAGTATAATGGCGGTGGTTGGACGAAAACATTATTCGATGGTGCTATGTGTGCATTGTTTGCATGGTTTGTAAAAGACCTATTAACACTACTGGGTCTCAATCAAGATTTTGCGTATCTGGCGAGTGTATTCATTGGGTATGTGGGCGTTGATGGGTTGAGTAAGCTCATTAAAGGTAAGGCAGGATTGAATAATGACTAGACCCGCACGCGGTGAGCGTAATAATAATCCCGGCAATATTCGACATGGTTCAAAATGGCAAGGGCTATCCGCACAGCAAACAGACAAAGATTTTTGTCAATTTGTATCACCTGAATATGGTATTCGGGCAATCTATAAATTACTTGAGACATATCAGAAGAAATACGAACTCAACACCGTCGAGTCGATTATCGACCGGTATGCGCCACCGAATGAAAACAACACAGTTAGCTACATTAATCGAGCAGCTAAAGATATTGGTGTTAGCGTAAATGAACCTATTAACGTTTCATCTAAACCGGTTGCTATTGCATTAGCTACGGCGATTGTAGGTGTTGAGCTTGGGTATCAACCATACAGTCAGAAAGTCTTTGAAGATGCATGGTTGTTGTTATGAGTAAATATATCCCATGGTTTTTTCTCCTACTTTTAAGTGCTCTATTAATGGCATTAAGTTTATCAAATGCAAAAATAAAAAAGCTGAGTAATGAAAATGAATTACTCAGCAAGAATTTATCAGAGCAAATTAATATTAATGGCGATTATAAAGAGCGCATAGAGCGACTAAATCAACTTGATACAAGACACACACAGGAGCTTGTTAATGCAAAGAATGAAATTAGTCGCTTGCGTGATATTAGTGAGCATCATCCTGAGCGGGTGTACATCAAAGCCGAGTGTCCCAAAGTCACAACCACTCCCTCCACCAGCTTGGCTTATGCAACCACCGCCAGACCTACTGACACCACTATCCGAAATTATTGGTTACTCAGAGAGCGAATTGCAGAATCAGAAAAAATAATTAGAGGATTGCAGGATTATGTAAGACAAGAGTGTGCGAAATAAAAAAGCCCTGCATAGCGAGTGCTAGGGCTAATTAAATTAATATGTAAAGTCAAGTATTAGGCATTAATTTGCATAAGCTGTTAGCATTTCTTGTGCAGCAAGCTTACCTAGTGCATTAGCTGCAAAAGGGCTGTCGCCGGTTAAAAGCTTACGATCTTTATGTACTCGGCCAGTAATATCATCATTGACGATATTCATTCCCATTTTTTTCAGTTCTTCACCGAAGTACCAAGTTAGATGACCTGGCATATAGCCTATATCTGGTGTTTGTTTGTCCGCTGAATCTGGGAATGCACAAATCGAATATCCATTTAGCGGATTATTACCATGGCGAAGCGCAAGAAAAGCAGCTGGACCATGGCAAAGAGAGATAACGAAGCGATCATTTTCGATTGCCCATTGTAGTGCGATAGCAACATCTTTACTTTCAGGTAAGCCAATAAGAGCGCCATGACCACCGGGAACAAATATTGCTGCATATTCACTATTTGCATTTAGGTTTTGGACAATATCTGCCAATTTTTTGGGATTATGGAATTGAGATTTATGTTGTTCAAAAAATGAGATCACTTTTTCATCTTTTCGTGGCATAGCCCAGTATTCAAACTTTGTCATCAAACCCGAAATAGTCGCGACTTCGAATTCGAAACCAGCAGCATGCAGATGGTACAAAGGTAATAAGGTTTCAATCGGATGGTTACCCGTTGAAAATAATTTACCATTGTCTGTTGGTAAATAACGTTCGTCAGCAGCAATCACTAGAATTTTTTGCTTGCCAGTATACGGTTTTGGATAGTCCACTCCATCAAGATCAGAAACGGGATTGGTATATTGACTTAGTGAATATTCTGAAGGGAAAAATGCATTATCTTCAGCCATATCAATCTGTGGGTTCTTATTTGATTGAACGGTCATAGTCTATTCCTTATTGTTACTCGGGTCTGTGGTTACTATGTTTGCAACTATTAACTATTTTTAATCAAGGCAATAATGGGTGTCAATATCCTGAAAGGACAAGTAAGAGTCGTTGATTACTCCCATTTTTATTGTGATGTTTGATATTACTAGCAATGCCAACGTTAGGTAGAAGAAAAGGCGTGACGATGGAAAGACATCAATATATTTAATTCTACAAATGTCATTTATTTAGTGGCGTATAGATAGCCATCAGTTAACCGCTGGTGGCTTTTTTTATACACATTTCATCGCTCATTCACAGAGCAATTCACAAACGTCGAATCCAATCACTTTGATATGAGCCTTCGAGGAAGTCAGTTATAGCTGGCGAGCTTCGACGGGCTGATTTTCTATGTGAACGAGGGTTCATTTCAAATGAAGGTAATACGTTATGCAATATCCAAGAGTAAGTATTAATGGTGTATCTGTTCGCGTTGATGACAAAGGAAGATATAACCTAAATGATTTACATGCCTCAGCCGTGGCAAACGGCGAAGCCAGAGAAAATCAAAAGCCCAGCCAATTTTTGAGAAGCAAGCAGGTTAAGGCATTTGTAGAAAAATTAAGCGCAATGCAAAAATGCACTGCGGTCAAAGTCATTAACGGTGGGCTTAATCATGGTGTGTGGGCATTAGAGCTAGTTGTTATTAGATACGCAGCGTGGCTAAAGCCTGAGTTTGAAATTCTCGTCTACAACACCTTTAAGGATGCTACGAGAAAAGGTTTAGATATCATGGCTAAGTTGAACAAGTTAGATCATGTAATCAATACCGAAACCAAAAATGTTAGTAGCTGTGCTAGAACGATGGCTAATTGGGGAGTTGGTGGTAGAAAGCAGTTACTACTAACAGCGAGGGAACGAATTCTTAAAGAAGCTCAAATCTATATTCCTGGTATTGAATAGCGTTCCTTAAAATTGAGGATATTGATTTAATTAATATCTAACGATGAATAGGCCCTAATGGCTTTTTTATTGGGGAAAATTTGTAATGAGATAAACCATGAAAAAGCGCAATGTCTATGGTGGTCGCTGGGCAAAGGTACGATTAGCGTTTCTTAATGAACATCCACTTTGTGTTATGTGCAAAGAGCAAGGACGCATTACTGCGGCCACAGTAGTTGACCACATTATTCCGCATCGTCTTAAAGAAGCGCTTGAATCAGGTGATAAAGAACGTATCGCAAAAGCCCAAGCCTTATTCTGGGATACAAAGAATTTTCAAAGCCTATGCGAACCGCATCATAACTCAACCAAACAACGTATCGAAAAGAGTGGCAAAGTCATTGGCTGTAATGCGGATGGCATTCCACTCGATCCCAATTCTCATTGGCATCAATAACACCATGAAATACAGGGTGGGGCGGGGTAAAAGTTCAGACACTTTCGCCCTGATTACCTAGCGCCCTCATTTGTGTGCACAACCGCGAAATGAAAAGTTTTTTTCTGGGAGGTTCCGATGGCAGGAAGACGCCCGAAACCGACCCACTTGAAGGTGGTCACCGGTAATCCGGGAAAACGAAAACTCAACGATAAAGAACCCCAACCTAAACGTGAAATACCAAGCCCACCCGAACATTTAACGGATTGGGGGAAAATGGCGTGGGCAAAATTAACCTTATTACTTGATGGGATGGGCGTTTTAACCGTGGCTGACACGCTGGCATTAGAACGGCTGTGTGATATCTACGCCGATATTCTTCAATTGCGAGACACCATTGCCATTGAAGGTAAGACATACACCACAAAAACGCAATTAGGGGATTTTTTAATTAAAGCGAATCCAGCGGTTGCCATGTTGGACAAAAAAGACGGTCTTTTTAAAAGTTATTTAGTCGAGTTTGGTTTAACCCCCGCCGCTCGTTCGAAGGTGAAGATAGATGGTGGAGAAGAAGAGGAAGATCCGCTCAACCAATATTTCGGTTGATCCCGCAACGCAATACGCGCAAGACGTGCATCAAGGCAAAATCTTAGCGGGGCCTGATATTCGTCATGCATGTGCACGTCATCTCAAAGACTTAAATGAAGCCGAGCAACGAGGATTAGTCTGGGATGTTGAGGCTGTCAAAAGGGTGATCGACTTTTTCGCGAAAGTCTTAAAGCTCAATGGCGGGGAGCATGAAGGAAAACCGTTTATTTTATTGCCTTGGCAATGCTTTGTGATTGGCTCTATTTTTGGTTGGAAAATGACAGATGGAACACGCCGATTTCGCATGGTGTACGTTGAATCGGGCAAAGGTTCAGGAAAATCACCGATGGCAGGTGGCGTTGGGTTGTATTGTTTGGTTGCCGACAGTGAGCCGCGTGCCGAAGTGTATGCGGCAGCCACGAAAAAAGACCAAGCCATGATTTTGTTTCGTGATGCGGTGGCAATGGTTGATCAATCTCCCGCATTAAGTCAGCGGATCACCAAATCAGGCGGAACAGGCAAAGAGTGGAACTTGGCTTATTTGAAAACGAGTTCATTCTTTCGCCCGATTAGCTCAGATGATGGGCAATCAGGGCCTCGTCCCCATTGTGCGTTGATTGATGAAATTCATGAGCACAAAAATAATACTGCCGTTGAGATGATGCGAGCGGGCACAAAAGGTCGGCGACAAGCCTTGATATTTATGATCACCAATAGTGGCCATGATAAAACCAGCGTGTGTTATGACTATCATGAATACGGACGAAAAGTCGCCGAAGGCACTATCGAAGACGACAGCTTCTTTTCCTATATTTGCTCACTGGATGAAGGCGATGATCCCTTTAAGGATGAATCTTGCTGGGGGAAAGCCAACCCGTCATTGGGCTACACCTTTTCTGATCGCTACTTACGCGAACAAGTGACACAAGCTCGAGGTATGCCCGCAAAAGAAAGTATTGTCAGACGGCTTAATTTTTGTCAGTGGGTGGATGCCGATAATCCATGGATTAACAGTGAAACATGGATGCGATGTGAAAACACGTTCACATTCGATGATCTTCAGGGTGAAGAGTGTTATGGCGGATTGGATTTATCAGGAACCAAAGATTTAACCGCATTAGCCCTGTATTTCCCTCGCCTTAAACGTCTTTACGTTGAATTTTGGACACCCAAAGACACCTTATTGGATAGAGCGAAAACCGACCGAGTGCCTTACGACTTATGGGTAAGGCAAGGTTTTATGCATACCACGCCAGGGAATGCGGTGAG